CAACTTGAGTAACTTGTTTAGGCCTATCTAAGTCAACATCTTCTGCCTTTCTCAGATTAGAACCTGAAGCTGTAAGAACCATTTCTAATTTCTTTTTAAGTTCATCATAACTCTTAAAGTTCTTTGGATCTGTAAACTCAACTAAAGAATGTTGATTATTCCACATAGTTTCTAACTCATCATCATCTTCCATTAACTTAGTAATAGAATCAAACTCAGACTTATCATAGTTGCGATAACCTTCAACATTACGAATCTTTAGTTTAAAGTTAGCACCCTTCCAAAAGTCAAATGGGTTTACTGGATCCTCGTCTTCAAACTGAGGTTGCATAACATCCTTAATCTTATCAAAGATCTTTTTACCATACTTGTAAAGAAATGGCTTACCTTCATTCTGAGGATTAGCTGGATCTTTTACAACTACGATATTAGAGATGTATGTTAGTTTACGTTTCTGTCTACGAGCAGTCTCTTTGTCCTTTTCTTCACCAGTATGCCAAAGTTCAGTATTGAGTTCAGATACAGGATCAGGTTTATTCAAAGTAGTGAGAGAGTTCTCTATGTACCACTTACCTGTAGAAGGACTTTGAAAGGCATGATGCCATACTCTTGCCCAAGGTAGCTCTTCACCTTTAGGAGGTGGAAGGAATCTAATAACGGCATAACCGTTACCAGACTTATCTACTTCTGGTTGCCAGAAGCGCTCATCTTTTTGTCTACCTTCTGAGGAGGGAGTGTTAATCTTTTCAACTTCTTGCATTAAGTCGTCAAAATTACCACGATTCTTTTTTAAAGCACTAAAATCTAAAGCCATATGTATCTCCGTATAAATTGTATTTAATAGTATGTTTAAATTGTATAATAATATAATAAAAACTTCAACGTTACTTCTGATTGGCATCAACAGCAACAAAAGGCCATTGAACCATTCTTCGAGACATCTCATTTTGTATTTGTGCCATTTTAGTAAGCACTCTTTGAGTATCTCTTATTTGACCATTTAGCACATGAATAGTTTCTTGAGCTAAAGCCAAATCTTTTTGCATTTCAGCTATTCTTATCTCTAAGTCTTTCTCTAACTGTTCTGACATATTTTTCTTTATCTATTTTTAAAAACGGTGTATATTTTTTTATAATTCTTGAAACATCAGGCCATACCAAATCGTTTCTTAATTTTTTATCTAATCTATCTGTATAATTATTTATGTTATTTAAAATCACTAAAGTTTCTATTGATATATGTTTACCCAAGTACAAACGTAATATTATAGGATGATTAGTATCAGAATAAAACACATCATCAAATTTAAAGTTATTTTTTTCACAATTAAATACTATCTTATCAATGTCATTTTTAAATGTGTATGACATAGCTTCCATTCTTCTTTTCCAATCAAGATAGTTATGTTTGGCCTCAGAATCAAACACACCGCCCCATCTATCACCAGAAACAAAGTTAGCAACTAAAAAATCAACAACTTCTTTTTCACTATACTTTTCTGCTATCTTTCTAATATTTAATAAATCTGTTCTCTTAAAGAATGATTGCTTAGTTGCTCTCACTCTCCCTCTTTGTTTAATAGCATCATACTTATCAGTAGTAAAATGTAATTTAAGTGCTAAGTAAGATTTATAAACGTCAAATGCTTCCATACATATCATACCGGTAGTTTTCCTTTTGGTCTCATCATATTTGCATCTTCTGCTTCAAGTTGAATCTTTTCTTTTAAAGAAGGTGTAACTAATCTGCCCATGTTTTCAATATCAACACTATTATGATAACAGTAATCTATAATAGCGTCCATGTAACCAATTCTTTCTTTTGAAACTCTTTCTTCAATGTAAAGAGAAAATTCAGTTGGAGATCTAAATCTTTTTGTAATAAAAATACTATCATTAACATCTTTTTTTACCATACAAAATTCTTTTTATAATATTCGACTATATTTTTAAGTTCTAGACCAAATTCAGCCTTTGGATTCCAACCAAGATCTTTTAATTTACTATCGTCAACTGAATACCTAACATCTTGACCAAGACGTTTTTCATCACCATCAATCCAATCTTCTTCGTTATTATATATACCAAAATTAAATAGTATTTGTTTTGCAACAATTATATTTTGTTCTTCATAATTTCCAGATATGTTATATATTTCATTAACTTTATTAGAATCTATAATTTTCATTATAGCTGATACAGTATCACTAACATGTAACCATGTTCTTCTTGGTAAGCCTTGATCATGTAATATAATTTTTTTACCTAGTGTTAAATACTTAATTGCTTTTGGTATAAGTTTTTCAACATACTGACCTGTACCATAATTGTTAGTAGGTCTTACAATGACATATGGAAGTTTAAATGTTCTTGCCCAAGCAAGTATCAACATATCTGCAGCAGCCTTAGTTGCTGAATAAGGATTGCTTGGTTTTAGAAGTTGTGTTTCTTTAAATGATCCTATATCTATATCACCATACACTTCATCAGTACTAAAATGTAAAAAGATTGGTTTTTGTTTTTTACTTTGTAATAATTTTAATATATTATGTACACCATCTATATTACTTTGTACAAATTGATTACTACATTTTATACTATTATCAACATGAGTTTCTGCAGCTGTGTTAATAAAATAATCACAATCATGTATACGTTGTATATCGTTAATATCAAGACATGAATACTTAAACTTTTGATATGTTTTAAGTTCATCTAAATGTTGAATATTAGATGCATATGTTTGTTTATCTATGCCAAAGACATACCAATCATTATCTAAACATTGTTTGGTTAAATGATAACCAATAAATCCAAGACATCCAGTTACATAAACTGCTTTAGACATAGTTTTTCAAACCTTCCCATAAACCTTCTAATTCTATAGGCAATGAATGTAATTTAGAACCATCTCCTATGTAATTATGTTCACACATATTATAAACTCTATAGTTATATTTTTCAATATTATTAACTTTAAAAAAATACTCAGCTATATTTTGTAAGCTATACTTAGAATTATATACACAGTTTATATCTTTATCTAAATCATACATTCCATATTCTTCAATATAAAATCTTACTATAGATGTAAAATCTTTTGCACTTATGTAATCAAACAATATGTTACTCAAAGCATTCACTTCTTTGTTGACAAACTTTTTAAATAATCTATGATCTGGTTCATTACGATCAAAACAACCAAACACTCTTAAAGTAGTAAAGTTATTTTTTTCTAAACACATTCTAGCTATAACATTTTTTGTAAACGAATAATCGTCTTCATAACAATCCCAATAATCAGTTATATCTTCTTCTTTACGAGGTCTATCTGTTGGATTAAGTTCAGCACCAGAACCTACATTTATATAATGTTCAAAAAGATTACTGTTATTATAAAAATTAAGAAACATATCTAAGTTATGTTTGATATCTGTAGGTATAACTGAACTACCATGAAAAGCACAATTAACAACAGTATGGATATTATTAGTTTCTAAAAACTCTTTAACTTCTTTACACGAACTAATCTTATGTGTTTTTCTTGAAACAGGAATAATATTATACAATGATTTAGGTTGCAAGTCTAAATTGTTTACAAGGTATGAACCAATAAACCCACTAGCACCTATGATAGCAACATTCTTCATATTTTAACAATCATTTCATTATTAAGTTCTTCATCAGATAAGAATGGAGTCATATCATGTAGACCTGCTTGTTTACCATTCTTTAATGCTTGTGAAGGAAGTATCTCTTGATCATCTAAGCATATACAGTTAATTAAAACGGGACCTTCAATAGCTAATATAGATTCAAACCTATCTAATCCATAAAAGATGCCATTATTGTAATCACCTTTATTCTTAATTAAGTAATATGGAATACTAAAAGAGTCAGCTAGCTTTGCATAGTCTGGAAATTCTAAACCTGTCTTATCACTTGTACCATATACTCTTTTTTCAAAATATTTTTCTTGTGTATTCTTAATACTTAAATAACCTCTATTGTTTAGAATTATAATTTTTATATTCAAACAGTGATGACGAATGACAGATAACTCTTGAACATTACTCATAAAACTTCCATCACCAGTTATAGCAATAACATTTTTATTACTTGCCATAGCTACACCAATACTAGCTGGTACTGCCCAACCCATATCAGCTTGTGCAGGACTAAAGATTAGCCTTTGATCATACTTTGGATTTAATGCAACAGGTCCAGCATAACTTATACTGCCAGCATCACCCATCAGTATATCTTCACGACCACTATGTTTATTAACTGCATCTAATACAGCATAAAGATTCAAAGGTGTATCAGTATTATCAGCTTCATATTCTTTTTGCATTACTGGCCATTTCTCTTTCCAGTAATTACATTTTTCTATCCACTCATTATTATTTTGTCCAAAACCAAGATCTGAATTTGTATCATCTGTGGCAAAGCAGGTATCCATTCCATAAACTACATCATCAAAGAAATTATTTAAATCTACTTTACATTGATAATCTATTTTTATAATATTTTTATTCAATTCGTTTTCATCTATATCAATATAAATTTTTGTGCTGTTGGGACTGAACTGTTTTGGATCATATCCAATTGCACTTGCGTTTAATGAACTACCAAGTATAATTAAAAGATCAGCATTCTGTAATGCAAAGTTGCCAGCTCTACTTCCTCTTTGACCTATAGCACCAATACTGTACTCACTATCGTTTGGAAAATAATCTCTTCCACCATACGTACTTACAAAAGGTATGTTTCTTTGTTCAATAAACTGTTTAAACTTATTAACTGTATTGCTTTGACGTATTCCATAACCAGCCAACACCAATGGTCTTTCTGAATTTGCAATCAAAAGATCTATTCTATCTACATCTATAGATTGTTGTTGTAACTCCTTGATTTTAAAGGACTTTTTTTCTGATGGAAAAACCATAGGTGATAACTGAATATCACCTGGAATATCAATCCAAACTGGTCCTTTTCTTCCTGTAAGTGCTATCTCAATTGCTTCAATTATTGTGTTATATACGTCAGCTGGATTATCTACAAACTTAGTATACTTGGTCATAGATTTGTATGTGTCAACTATATGGTGTTCTTGTATACCATACTTTCTTATATTGATATTTTTTTCTTTATTGATATGTCCAGAACAAGTTGCAAGTTTAACATTACCACTTATAAAAAGTACTGGCACATTATCTTGCCAAGCATCTAAGACACTTGTAGCACAGTTAGTACCACCACAACCGGTTGTAGGATTAACTACAGAAAGTTTACCTGTATACTTTGACTCACCTATAGCAGCATGACCAGCACCTTGCTCATGATGATAACAAACATATTTAATCTTACCATGTTTGATGAATCCATCATTTAAACCTGCTGCTCCACCTCCCATAATACCATGTACATTTTCTACACCAATATTATAAAGATGATGTGCTATCCAATCACAAACTCTTTGTCCACTCATTTATTGCCACCAATGCATCACAAATATTTCTCCTACTATTAGCATAACATAATCGTATATTATTAGAACCATATTCACCAAAACAACTACCTGGTAAAGTTACCACCCCTGCATTATCCATTAATTGCTCAGATACTTCAACGTCACTTAAACCTGTTCCTGATATATTTGGAAAAGCATAGAATGCTCCACCAGGTGTGTCACATGTAAAACCATCTATCATATTCAATCCAGATATAAGTATATTTCTACGTTCTTTATACTCTTGTATCATTGTGTTAATTTGATCTTTAGGACCATTTATACACTCTATACCAGCCTCCTGAATAAATGGACTAACACAACTACTCGTAGTTTCAAGAAGCGCTCTAATCCTGTCTATTACTTCTTCAGGACCAATCAATGAACCAAGTCTCCAGCCTGTCATTGCAAAACCTTTACTAAATCCATTACTCAATATAACATGTGACTTACATTGATCATACTTTGAAGGACTTATGAATTCACTACCATCAAATATCAGCCTGCTGTATATCTCATCAGTGTAAAGATATATGTCATGCTTAACACATAAGTCATATATATCTTTTAATTCTTTCTCCGACATTACAGCACCTGTTGGATTGCTTGGACTATTGATAATTAACAATCTTGTTTTATCTGTTATAAGTTCTTCAACATCTTTTGCCTGCATCCTAAAACCATTTTCTTCTTTGAGTTGAACTCTTACTTGATTCAATCCTAACATTTTTGCACTACTATAATATGTTGCAAAACCAGGATCAGGAAGTATAACTTCATCACCTTTCTCACACAATACAAACATTGCATAAAATATACAAATGTTAGCACCAGGAGTTACGAGTATCTGTTCTAGATCTGGATTAAAACCTCTACTCCAAAATGTTGTATTACTGATAGCTCTTCTAAATTCTATATCACCCCAACTACTTGCATAATGAGTCTTGCCATTACCTAATGCTCTTATAGCTGCTAGCCTAACATTTGAAGGAGTATCAAAATCTGGATCACCTATTTCAAGATGAATCATTTTCTTACCTTGACTTTCTAATTCCTTAGCTCTGTCAAGATACTTAAACATAGGTTGACCATCAATATTTTTAGCTGCTTCTGATATCTTCTTCATACAAATAAACTCATAAATCCATCAACTTGATTACCAATATACTTCATTTGCTCTTCTGTTATTACTGGACTTGTTCCATGAAAGTAAGTATTCAACATAACATGCGTAGCAACTGGATAATCTGTCTTAGCATACTGAGGATCCATAATATGATCATAACCAGGTTGCAACATTATATTACCACCAAAGTAAGTTCTTGTTTGTATCTTAGATTCTTCTAAGTAATCAACTATATGATCTCTCTTAAATGGAGCACCTTTCTTTATTGTTAAAGGAAAAGCAAACCAACTTGGATTAGACTTTTCTGTAGCCTTTGGTAGATGGAAAAATTCCTCATACTTTTCATATATGTTATAAAGTAATGTAAAGTTCCTTCTTCTTAATTCATGTATCTTATCTAACTTCTTTAACTGTTCAAGTCCCATGGCACCTTGTAATTCAATTGGCTTTAAGTTATATCCAATCTCTTCATATACATATTTGTGATCAAATATTTCACCAGGTAATGAAGGTATCCATTCTGAGAATCTTTTATTACAAGTTCCACATTTTAAAGCATTAGCTTTTGGACCAACACAATAACAACCACGACCCCATTCTCTAAAAGATCTTACAACTGTTTCTAATGTTTCATCCTTACAAGCTACAAAACCACCTTCACCCATAGTCATATGATGTGCTGGATAAAATGAACATGATGCCATCTCTCCAAATGAACCAAGTGGCATACCATCATATGTTGAACCTAATGCATCACAACAATCTTCTAATAATAAAAGATTGTGTCTATCTATTATATCCATTAAACGATTCATATTAGGTGGATTACCTAATACATGAGCAAATGTAATAATTCTAATATCTGGATTTTGAATTAGTTTTGCTTCAACTTCATCAAGATTAAGATTTAAAGATTCTTGTTCTATATCAACAAAGACAGGTTCCATTCTATGTTGAAGTATAGGATTAAGAGTTGTTGGAAAACCAGCTATAGGAGTTAGTACTTTAGTACCATCTGGAAAGTTATATGTTCTCTTAGACTTTAATGCAGCCATCATAAGAAGGTTAGAGCTTGATCCAGAGTTAGTTAACACACCATATCTCTTATCAAACTGTTTTGGAAATAACTTCTCAAACTTCATACACTTCTTGCCCATTACTAACCAACCATCAAGTAAT